TATACCTAAATATTTCCAACGATACATTCACAAGATTATTAAATGATGAACCTGATTTTTTGGAAACCATTTCTAGCATGAGACAATTATCTCATTCATGGTGGGCAAGATTACCAAGACAAGCATTCGCACAGGGTAACTCAAAGATGATGAACTCAAACCTTTACGCACTGGTAATGAGAAACAAATTCAAGGATGAATGGAACCATGCAGAACAAAAGGTTGACATCACAACACAGGGAGATAAACTTGATTCAAAGAAGATTGAAATTGAAATTGTTAAAAAGGCAATAGATGGCAAAGAAGACAGCAAGTAGTGGGAAGGTAATTCTCAATGCAAAACGAAAAGGAAAAGCGAAGAAATCAAAAAACAAACATGATAGAAAAACCAGTGAGTACAGAGGACAAGGTCGTTAAGAAATTAACACAGGAGTTTGTCATCAAAGAATACCCCAAGATTAACTTCAATGCTGGTACGATGGATAGAACCACATATAAGGGGTGTTTCCTTGAGATTAAGGGACACTTCACATCAAAGGAAGTAAATCATACCACAATGATGAGGAAGGTCTTAAATCAACTAAAAAACACTTTAGAAAGGAACTTGGATAAAGAGTTATTTAGAGAACAATTCTTAATGACCACAGATGTATCCGATTCATTTATATCTACTGGTTCATCATTCAGTAGATTGGAGTTTACCTTGTTCCCCAAACGAAAGACAAACAAAGAAGAGTTAACTATTAAACTAAATGAAATGTGTCATAAGGTTTATCAACAAGCAGTTGAGAACAACAAATACATGGAGTTTGATAAATCAATTAAACGAGGAAACAATGCCAAGAAGTAAAGTAAGGGGTGGTAGAAAAGCCCACAACAAAAGAGTTAAAAAGAGAAACGAAGAAAGTAAAATCAACTGGCAGAAACAAGTAGATTTCGCCTATAAAAAACATGAGGAATGGAAAGCCTCTAAATCAGGACAGACAGAACAGGTCCAAATCCAAGTAAAATAATAAGTTGAAAATACAAACAACTAAAACATTTGAAGACCTACTGAATCCTAATTACAGAAATTATGTGTTTCAGGGGTCTTCTCGTGCTGGTAAAACTTACAACATCATTCTGTGGATGGTTATAAACATATTGAATGAAGACAATAAGGTTTATTCAATCGTCCGTAAAACCCTCCCCGCATTAAAAGGTTCAGTATTAAGGGACCTTAAAGACATTCTCATATCACTTGAGATGTATGATTCAAGTAAGTGGCACGCTGTTGATGGTTATGTTGAGATTGGAACAAACATCATAGAATGGTTCTCATTAGATTCGGAGGAAAAAATTAGGGGAAGGAAAAGAGACATCTGTTTTGTCAACGAGGCAACAGAGATTACCTATGATGAGTATGTCCAACTATCACTTCGTACCAGTGAAAGAATGATATTGGACTTTAACCCCTCGTTATGGCAGTCATGGTTATATGACATGGAAGCTCAATCTGATACATTCTACACAATAGTTACATACAATGACAATCCATTCTTGCCACAACAACAGGTAGAAGAAATTGAGAAACTGAAAACAAGAGACCAAAACTTATGGAGAGTGTTTGGTCTTGGTCAAAAAGGTATTCCAACAAGAGTTGTATTCAACCATCAACAGATTTACGAAATATTACCACAAGGTCCTAAACTACTTGGTTATGGATTAGACATCGGTTTCAATGATGCTAATACTTTAGTTCGTGTGTATAAAGACAATGATTCCATCTATTGTGAGGAATTACTTTATTTGAGAAATACAACCATCTCTGACTTCATATACAAGATTAAAGACCTCAACCTAAACTATACAGACGACTTCATTGTGGATTCAGCAGCACCCCAAGCAATAGCAGAGATGGTTAGAGCGGGGATAAATGCGAAACCAGTAAAGAAGGACACCATCCTATCAGGGATTGACCAAATCAAACGACACAATTTGTTTGTACACAAGAACTCAAAGAACTTACAAGATGAATTGAACTCTTATGTTTGGAAGTCAGATAAGAACGGTAATAACTTGGATGAACCGATTGATAAAAATAATCACCTGATTGACGCAATCAGATATGTCTTACAAATGAAATCAATGAGATATACTGGTGTGTATGTGATGTAAGATGAGAACACTAAATAAAAGATATTTATAGATATATGGAAACAACCTACATAGAACACGAAGGGAAGAAGTACGAAGTTAAAGAGCCAACCATAGAAGTATGGAAGAATGTGATGATATACAAAGACCTTTTAGACGAGGAAGATATGTATGTCAAAATGATTGCAGAGGTCACAGGACTAACAATGAAGGAAGTTAAGAACGCTGATGCACTTGAAATCAGAATTGCTGGTGACAAACTATGGAGACATCTCAACCAAGAATCCAAAAAATTATTCAAGACCATAGAACACAACGGTATAACCTATAATTTGGTTGACCTCAACAAAGTATCATTTGGTCAGTTTGTTGACATTGATACATTCATGAAGAAAGATGAGTCGTATAAGATTGCAAACTTAAACGAACTCGCAGCCTATTTATATTGTGAAGAAGGAAAGAACTATGGGGACTCTGACATACAAAAAAGAATAGAAGAATTTAAGACCTTAAAGGTTAGGTACATTGAGAGTGCGATTTTTTTTTTGTTGAATTTGGGAAAGGGCTTATACGAACTTACCCAGCTTTATTCCAAGAGCAAGACAATGTGGTGGATGATGAGGTTGAGAATAGCTTTGGCAAGTTTTGGGGATGGTATGCAGCAATTAGTTTCCTCGCAGAAAACAAAGTTTGGAAAATTGATAGTATTACTAACCTTTCCCTTGTGGCTTGTCTCAATCATATGTCTTACCTTGTGGATGTTAATAACGAGAAGGAAAAATTAAACAAACAACAACAACCAATTAGTTAATGAGCGTAATATCTCTATTAGTATCATCAGCATCCACACAGAATGACGCATGTCAGATTGGACCATATTTTAATATCTATGTAAATGTTGCACCAGGTCAATGTGATGGATGTACTGGTGCAGGATTAACTTGTTGGCCCTGTCTAAATACAACAGACCAATTATATCTTGATTCAGGTCTTACACAACTTGTTCCTAATGGATATTATTCAAATGAACAATCATCTAACAACTATGCAACATGGTATGTTGTTGGTGGATTTCCACAATCTGGTGGATATATGGGTTGTGGTGTTCAACCAACCCCAACTCCGACACCATCTGTTACACCACAATTTGTAACCCCAACCGTTACTCCAACTCAAACTGAAACCCCAACCAACACACCTACAAACACACAGACCCCAAGTCAAACGCCAACAATACCTCCACCAACTGCAACTCCAAGTTCAACACCAAAGGAGGTTAACTTCAAAACAATTGCAACAGATTTCCAAATCCTTGCAAACTTCCACAAACAACTTAATTCATTTGGTTTGGGGGATATTGACCAGTTAACATATTGGACGGAACAAAGATTAAAAGAAGACAATACAACATATAATTCACCATACTATCCATTGTTGTATGTGGTCCCATCCAAAGTAGAAAACGATTTACAATACAAGGTATGGGAGTTCAATACAACCGTATCAGATATTGTTGAGGATAGTTTACAGAATAACGAAGACACACTATCAGACACCTTACAAATCTTACAGGATGTTGTATCACAATTCAGATTGTCAGTATCCAATGTATTAGGAAACTACTACGACAAATATTGGGTTGATGATGATGTTATATGTACCCCATACTTGGGAGAACAAGATGACCAATTAAATGGTTGGAATGGTCTATTGAAAATCAAGACCATGACAGCACTTGATAGATGTGCAGCTGCGTTCAACACATGGACTGGTTCACCTATTACTCACCCTGATGGAATTAACTTAAAGACATTCACAGATGACTTTAGAGTTCTATCTGAATATCACAAACAGATTCAATCATTTGGGTTTGGAAAGATGGATGAGTTTACCTATTGGAATGAGATGAGATTGAAGGAGTATAACACTCACTACAACTCACCATACTATCCTTATTTCTATGTAGTACCACAAGATGTAATACAGAAGTTTGGATTCATGGAGTATAAGTTCACCTTCATTATATCAGACATTATTCAAAGAGATTTAGCAAACCAAGTAGATGTATTATCAGATACACTACAAATCATGGATGACATTCTTGGTCAGTTTAGATTATCTGTATACGAATCGTTGGGGAACTTTAACGAGTTGTATTATTTGAATACACCAATCACTTGTACACCATTCCTTGAAAAGTATGATGACTTATTGGGTGGATGGGTTGCTGAAGTAACGATTGAAGTTAAAACACCTCTTGATAGATGTGATGCTCCATTTGAGCCATGGACTAGTCCAACACCGACTACAACTCCTACTAACACACCAAGTGCAACTCCAACAGGAACACCTGGTGCTACACCAAGTCCAACCCCAACTAATACCGAGACACCTACGATGACTCCAACCGCTACCACTACCGAGACACCAACTCAAACTCCGACAACAACACCTACTCCAACTTGTCCTGTAACGACTCAATATCTTGAAGTTGACTTACAGAATAATGCGAAGTTCAAATTGGTATTGTGGAATCAACCAAACTTTACAAGTCCTGCAACTGCGAATTGTGATTACATTATTTCAGGAGCTGCGTATGGTTCATTAGGAACTGTATACTATGGTCAGGAAACAATAGACGCTGGTCAACATCAACATCAGTTTGATTTAGCTCCTGTGTTCCAACCTGGTGAAGATGTGGTTGCGTTTGATGTATTCAGTTATACATTGAGTGGATGTCCTTGTCCTGTGAACTTAATATTACCTGTTGGTCCAACTCCAACCCCAACTCCTACTTCAACCGCGACACCGACACCTACTAATACAATGACAAGTACACCGACACCAAGTGTGACGGAAACTGCAACAGGAACTCCGACTCCAACAAGTACTGCAACACCAACGAGCACACCTACTCAAACTCCAACTCCATCAGGAGCAGCAGGAGGGGTATTATGGAATAACGCATCCAATAATTGGAATGATGAATCAAGATTATGGAACACAATATAAAAACTAAAAAAATTAAATAATAATATGGCAACTTTATCAGGACAATCCATACAAAACACATATGATGGTCTATTAAAATTAGCAGATTCAACAACAGGAATCACCTCAACACTTCAAGCAATTGAAGATGGTTTGGGGAATAATACAGGTGCAAGAATTGCAACCAATCAATTTACAGCCCCGAATGTTTATGGGATGTATCATAAT